TCACCAAGCTTCACAAGGGGCAAAGAAGTCAGCTTGCTGGAAACGGCCATTCACAAGACTGCCACCAAACATGCTATATCCGGTATAGCCACCGAGCGCATTTTTTCCGTTAACCTCTCCGCATACGCGCACTTCGCGGTCACCGGATGCTAGTGACACTTCAACCGCCCGAGTATTTCGAAAACGCGCAGATTCTGGATCAAGAAAGTCACGCGTCACGGTCGATTCTATCTGAGTCATCTGATCAGATGACAAAGGTATGCGCTTGCTTTCCTCAATCTTTGCAAAAGTGCTTGTATTGCAACCAGCAAGAACACAAATCGACATTAACAGAGCAACAGACAATTTATTCATAGAAAAAACCTAATCTTTTCGGCGTGAAGTGCCAGTTCAAACACAAGTTAAGCTATGCGACTTTTTCTTTCCAATCTACTAAATTCAGGGCCGCCGCCGGATCAACGCCCGCCGTCTTGGCCTCTGCCAGCGCCTTCACAAGAGCCGTGACAGTCCTTGCACGTCCACCGCTATCGAACGCCTGTAGGGGCCGCATAACGTCCAGTGTGACCGCGTTGCCCAGCTTGTCGGTTGCTTCCTCTGCCATGCCCTCAGCCATTGGCTGTAGGGTCCAGCTTGCAAGGTGGCGTTGCGCTTCCCTTACCATCGGCCCCGTGGTCGCTTTGTTATTCAGACCCGGCAAGATGCCAAAGGCCGAGTTGATCTGGTCGCGGGCTTGGTCCAGCGTCTTGTCCAGCAGGGCTTTGGACAGGTCGGGGGTCAGATCGTTTGCCCGCCAATCCTGCGCCGGGGCTGGACCGCCCGCCGCCTGCACTTGCACCGATTCCCGCACCAGCACCTTGCCGCGTGAGCCGCGAAAGCCCCGCGCAATGTCTGCAAGGTCGGTTTCTGGCGTCTCAGGCATGGGCACGATTGAGGAACCCAAAGGCGCGTCGCCGTAGACCTCGACAAGCGCGCGCTCGATAATTTCCAGCAAGTCCGCCGATAGGCTCGACCGTTTGAGCGGGGCCGTTCCGTACCACGGTTGCGCCGCGTCTGCCCCGATCCGAAAGTGCAGCACCTCGCCCGCAAGCGCCGTCAGGGTCTTGCCGCCGCCCATATCGGGAAGGGTCAGGCGGTATGCCGATGGACGGGAAAGCCGGGTAGATAAATCCCAATCGGCAACCGGAATAAGCATGTCGTCGGTGATGTAGAAAAGCGCCTCACCGCGCAGTGCCAGCATCCGGCCCGTGATCGCCAGCGCCCGCCGGGTCAACAGCGTGGTGCCGGTCACGTCAGCCACCGACAGCCCGTTTTCCCAGAGCGTGACAGCGCCTTGAACGGTCGCGGTCAATTCGGCCCGTCCGCTTGTTCCGGTGATATATGCGGTGCGGGCTTGGATCATTTGTGCGGTGTATCCCGAACCCGACGCCGCCCGCGTTTCAGTTTTGCGTTTGAATGGCCACATTATTTCTGCCTCCGATATGGGCGCAGCATGTCAGCCGCCCCGCTATTTTGAAGCGCGCGGGCCGCGTGGGCCGCATTGCGCTGATAACTTTCTTGAATAGCCCCGCCCATGTTCACGCTGTAGCTGGACACGCCCGCGCGGTCGGTATCGTCAGCCATGTATTCAGCAAGCCGCCGGAACGCCTCAGAAACGGCTTTAGGTGGATCGCCTGCGCCCACTTGCGCGGTGACTTTGAACACCCCGTCAGAGGGCAGGCAGAATCCTACGTGGCCGTCAGGAAGGGTAACAGACACCCACGCGCCGCTTTCCCATTTCTCAGCCTCTTGTGACGCCAGAGGGGCCAGTGGGGGTGTCCAGCTTTCATCCTCGCACCCCTCGACAGTCCAAACCACCTCACGTGCCGTGTAGCGGGTGCGGGTATAGGCTTCGATCCGTTCCCAGATCATTTCAGCATCAAGCACCGCCGCCGGTGTCGAAAGCCCGGACGGGGTGGCGGGATAGCTTGCTGGGGTTGCCTCGATCTCTTGCAACAGGTCTGTCATGTCACGCCCTCCACCGTTGGGCCGCGTTGGTGCGGGGTTTCACGGCATGGTCAGGCGTCCAGTTGCGCGCCTCGATCTGCGCCGCCGGATAAGCGGGCTTTGTTACCGCGCTAATCTCGATCAGGTCAGCAGAGCGCACCACGCGCATGATGCCGCCACCGGATCGCTTCACATAATCGCCGCCCTGGGGAACGCGAAAGCCGGGGGAAATGCCGCCCACCAATCCCGCGCCAAGGGTGCCCAGAAAGTCCACAACATACCCTACAGAGCGCATTTCAGGCGCAAGCGTGGCCTCGAATGTCAGCGCGTCGTCGGTATCCTCAAGGGTCAGGGAACCCGCCCCACGGGATGCCAGCGGCTTGTTCATATCGTGATGCACCAGCAAGTGAACGTCACCACCATCCGACACAGACCGACCAAAGGCCCGCGCCTCGAATACCTCCCTGCGCCTTTCCCGACCGTCACTCAGGACAGTCGGGATTGCATAGGGAAAGCGGCCCCTGAGGACGGTTGACCCGTCCCCAGAGGTGCGGACCTCAAGCCCGCCTTTGGAACCGCCCCAGAGCATTACTGAACACCCGTCAGGATTTCGAGTTGCACACCCCGCGCAACCGTCACGTCCAGTGTCGTCAGTGCCGTCAGGCGCAGTTGCCCAGACTTGGCGTCGCTGAATGGATCGCGGATAACGTCCACCGCGCCCCACATACCGCAGAAAATCGGGGCAACCCCGTTTGTCGTCGTGGTCAGCAGCGCCTTGGATTCCAGAGGATCGCCAGACGGGGCGGCAATGCCGTTGGTCGTCATGACCACCTTGCCGATTTTGGCAATCAAGCGGTCCCATTCGGAAATGGCTAGGCCGCTAATCAGGTCGTCCATGCCGTCAAAGACCTCAGGGCGCAGCAGCAGGTTGACGGCGCTGGGGCCGGATGCCGTGTTTGCCGTCATGAACCGCACCGCCGCCGCGCGGAACGCTGCATAAGATGCCGCCGCATCAACCGCCGTTTCCGTGATGCCGTAAGTGGACGCGCCGGGGAAAATGCCCAGAGGTTCCCCGCTGGAACCGGACCCAAGGAAAATCGCCCGATCCGTCTCTTGCTGAATTGCCGCGCTCATATCACGCCGCACCGCTTGCTCAAGGCCAGCGCCCGCTTGTTTCAACGCCTTGCGGGTGATCTTCATTTGAACGCCCAGCGTGTTGTCGGGCTTCATGGGCCGGTCAACCGTGGTGTAAGCCTGAGGCCCCGCCACATCGCCCGTTTCAGATCCCGCCCAGCCGGGTTGCGCGCCACCCGTGGCAACCGGATATTCGATTTCGCCCACGCCCACGTTAATCATGCGGCAACCCATCTGAGTTGCAGAGGAACCGGCAAAGATGCGGTCGATCGTGGGCATTGTGCGCATCGGGTCAGGAACGCCGCCTGCAATCGTTTCGCCCGCGCGGGTTTCCAAAGCCTCAAGCGGAACCGGGATGCCTTGGAAGCCGCCCGCATTGCGCAGCTCTTGCACCATTTCAGCCGTCGCGCCGTCCAGCTTGCGGCCCTCATCCAAAGCCAAAGCGACTTGGCGGACCTCGAATTGAGACGCCATGTTCGCCCATTCTGCCTCAGAGCGGGTTTCCAGTTCGGCCCCGGCCTCTTTGCGTTCCTCATCCTCAGCGACAAGAGCCGCGCGGAATTGGGATTCCTTGGCCCGGTATTCCGAGTCCAGTTGGCCCATCTTGCGCACCTCATCCTCAGACGGGGTTTCGATGTTCGCCAGTTCGGCCAGAGATTGGCGGATTTCAGAGCGGCGCAGTTCAAGTTTCTTCGATGTCAGCATGTTTTTTCTCCTATGCTCGACGGGTTTCGCTGCATATCGCGCAGCAGATCGCGCCATTGCTGGCGCTTTGGGGTCAGGGGCTTATGCCCCACCTCAATTCGGGTTTTGCGCGTGTGACAGGCACCGCACAGAATTTGTAAATTGCTCAGGGTGTAAGCGAGTTCGGGGTGCGTTCGGACGGGGTGAACGTGGTCACACTCAAGCCGCTTATGGGTGCCGCACTGGACGCAAGCCCAGCCGTCACGCTCAAGCGCCTGCATCCGCAAAGCGCGCCAGCGGGGGCCGCGTGTGATCGCGCGTGAATGGCGGATATGCTCTTTGCGCTTAGACATTGCGCACCTGCATTTCCCAGAAAATGACCGCGTCAGCCGGGGCCAATGGGGCCACCCGGCGCGTCTCAAATTCGATGCCATCAATCAGCAGCTTGTCAGTGGTTTGAGGAACCACCGTCAGCCCCTCGACTGACAGCAGCACCCGTTGATCGCCCACATCCAGAAAGCCGCCCGCCAATAGCTGCAACTCGATTGCATAGGTCGCGGATAGCAGCGTAACCGGGTATCCCGTATCCGGGCCGGGGGTGTATCCGCCGTATTCGTCAACCGTGCCTTCACCGGGGCGCAGCAGCGTTGCCGCTTGCCCATGTTTCTTGATTAGGCGCGATGCAATGTGTGTCAGCCCCATGCTAATCTCCCTGATTTGTGTGAAGGTGCGCGGCGCATCCGAACGCCCTGAGCGACGGCCAGAACCGTTGCCGCAACCGGATCAATCCGGCCCGTTGAACGGCCCGCCGCCAATTTGTGATTGCCCGCCGGGTCCACCAGCGTGATTGCGTCTGAAAAGGCAGAGCGCAGCAGCAGGGACGGCATGGCCTTCACCTCGCCCTCAAACACCGCGCGGCGCAGACGTTCGCAATCCTCCGAACCGTCCTTCCAGCCAAAGCCGCGCCAAATGAACGGCACACGCTCAAGCCCCGCATCGCGCAGCGCCTCGACAAACTCAGCATGTCGGAATCTATCGCCCACGATTGCCGCCGGGGCTTGCCCGTCCAGCTTGGTCACAACGTCCGCCATGAACCGGGCAACCGGCACAGTGGCGTCACCCATTGTCACCAGTTCCCCACGGTCGGACATTTCGACATAGCGACCAGACACCCCGTCAGCCTGCCCACGATCCGCCAAACCGGGATTGCACGGGAAAGCCCCGACACATTCCAACCGTCCAGTTTCGGGCCAGTACATTGACGCCGCCGACATAGACCGCGACCCGCCAAGGTCCACGCCCAGAACAACGGGGCCGTCACGCGGGGGCAGATCGTCGGGTGACACTTCGCACGATAGCCATTCATCGACAGTCAGCAGCACAGACCGATCATCGCTTGCCACACGTTCGTTGCGATTCAGGTTGCGAAAACTGGACAGGGCAGACCCGCCCCGAGCAATCGCCCGCCGCGCTTGTGCCACAAGCCATTCTGCAGACGGGCCAATGCCCTCAGACGCGCCGGGGTTTGCAATAAGAAGGGATGCCAGATCGTCAGGCGGCAAGCCTTGGTCGGGGCGATGTTCCTGCACATAGGTGCCGGGGGGCGGTTCGTCTAACCAGCGTGAAAAGGTGTTGGCGTCGTCTGGTGCGGACGTGCTGATAATCAATGCGCGGCCATCGCGTTTGCCCAGACCGGACAGGATCGCGTTTTCGAGCGCATCGCCTTTTTCGCGTTCCCATGCGGCCCGTTCATCCAAGATCGCCAGCGTTGGCGCACCGCCCAGGATAGACTTGCCGTCCGCCGCGATAACACGGGCCAGACCGCCACCATTCTCTGAGGTTTCGACTTCCAGCTTAGACCCGCGCCGGATCGTGAATTGTTCCTGATCGTCCTCAGGCAAGCCCTCGATAAAGCCCAGCAAGAACCCAAAGGCCGTTTTGGCTTGATCGCGGTTTCGCGCTGCAAAGATGATTTCGCGCTTAGGCTGGGGGGCAATTTCGCCCATCAAGTGACCCAAAGCCAAACCCGCCGACAGGGACGTTTTAGCATTGCCGCGACCAATCGACAGGCAACCCGCCTCGATACCCTTGGCAAAGGCACCGCGCACAAATTGCTTTTGATACTTTGCCAGCTTGACCCGTTTGCCTGCAAGCCGCCCCTCAGGAACGACCAGCTTAGGCAAAAACCGCAGCGCCGCAGACGCCTCTTTAGACGCCCTATCCATGATTTTCCCCCCGATTTTTCGGGAGAGAGAACGCAAGAGTTGAGACGACGGTAACAGCACCACTATCAAAAAGGGGCATTGGGACCAGTTCACCCCCGCGAACAAACGTAACACCTCCTAGAGGTGTGTTACGTTCGTTACGCTCAGAGGGGTCAGAACACGTTACGAACCGTTCGCATGTGTTACGTTCGTTACGCTCAATCATCATCTTGAACCCTCCAAACATGACCGCCAAACTCACGAACCTCATCCATGTCCATCAGCTTGTCCTTGGCCCGCTTGAACGCCATCCGAGCCGCCGCAGCAGTTGCACCCGTGGTCAGTCCGTGGACGCCACACGCCTCACGCCAGTGATCCACATCGACAACCTTGCGATTGGTCGGGTAGCAGTTGCCTGTTCTGGTCGTGCCGTGGTCACGCAACGCATCGTTGAGGGCCTGAATAGCCACCCCGTTCTTGCCGCGAATTGGCTTGCGAGTTGGTGCAGGTGCATCAGCCTCGCCCACCACTGCGCTTGTGACAGGCTCACCATCCTCATCCATGCCAAGCGTGACTGAGCGCAGCTTGAAGTGCAGTGGCTCAGGCGGTTCTTGATCGCGTTGCTTGCGCGATAGGATTTCCCAATCGGCTGTAACCTGTATCTCGTTATCCACCGCCGCACGTAGGGCAGACGATCCACGCGCACCCCGATCCTCATCCTTGCCGGTGTGGTGGATAACCATGACGTGCGCGCCGGTCGCCTCGCGGATCAGATCGCAGTTGCGGACGAACATGGCCGCATCCTTTGCGGTGTTCTCATCGCCTGCTCCCATAGACCGGGCCAAAGTGTCGATCACCACCAAAGCGGGGTCAGCATTGGGCATGATCTCGCACACCGCCAGCGCATCGCCTTGCCCGTGCAGGTCCAGCCCGATAGGCAACAACGTGAAGGGCGCAGACGCCATGTCAGGGCGTTCACGCTTGATTGCGGCGAGGCGGTTGCGGATACCTGCACCACCCTCAGCAGCGATGTAGAGGACAGGCCCGCCGTTGACGCGCAACCCGCGCCATGACTTGCCCGCCGCGATGTGCATGGCAATATCCAGCGCCACGAACGTCTTGCCCGCGTTAGACGGGCCGTAGAGCATCGAAAGGCAATTACGATCCAGCCAGCCTTTGACCATATAGTTACTGGTCAACACCGCCTCGATTGCCGACAGGCTCACAAGTCGGGTTTCAATTTCAGATGCACGGTTCGGCTTCATGCCGCTTAGGTTGAAAACAGTCGTCACATGTGACCCCGCGCGATTGCGGAAAGGTCAGCGCCATGCTGCCGTGCCAGTGCTGGAATAGTTGCCCATGATACGCCGCTGCGCTTGAAGCTGCGCCACTTTGCGGCAACCTCGCCCGCCTTGTATTTCGCGCCCGTTGCGCTCCACCGATCCGCAAGCGCCAAACCCTCGTCAGACCCGTTGTAACGGTCGTGCAGCGCCATCAGGACAGACACCCAATCGCTATAGGTCAGATCAGCGGGAAGGTGCGACAGTAGTTCCTCAACCTCCCCCGTTGGCGTGATCCGGTCAAAGGTGCGGGAAGGCGTTGGCGCGGGTGGCGCTTGCAACAGCTTGGCCCGCAATCCCATCGGAACCGTGGGCAACGTGTCGGGAAAGAACCCAATATAGGAACCGCCATCAGTGAACGAACCGGGCGCGACCACATAGCCGCCTTCGCCCCGCGTGTCGATTTTCAGACCGATCTTGTCTTGCGTATTCCGCGCACCGTCAAAGTGCTGGCAATAGATGTGACGCCCGCCAGAGGGTGTATGCACGTTTGCACGGTCCATCAGCGCCGCATAGCGTGGCAGGGCCTTCAAAGACGCCTCACCAACGGGTTCGCCCGTTGCCTTATCCAAGTCCAGATCAATGACAAACAGACCGTTAGCCGCACCGCACGGGATGCCCCATGCCTGCGCACCGTTGGCCCGCCATTGGGCAATAATGTGCGGATCACGGGTGGCCTTTGCCTGCCAGCCTGCAATCAATGGGGCCTTGTCAGGTCCAGCCGGAAAGATGTTGAACGGGATGTGAGGCACGCTCAATTATTCGCCCCGCGCCAGTTTGATTTCGTCGTCAGTCAGGTCGTTTGAGTTGCCACCGATGCCGATCCACTCAAGAAAATGACCCTTTTCAACTTCAATCAGCTTGAGTTCCAACATTCGGATCAGTGCCGGTACGGCCTGAGCGTATTGGTCCAAATTGTTACGATCCGGTGCGTTGTCATCCGCCAATTCAAGAGCGGTCAGCAGCACACGCGTCTCGTGCAAAAGGTCCGATGTGCGTTCAAAATTGTTGCGTTGGTTTTGAGGAATCATGCCACCGCCTCCGCTTCGAGCGCATTGGCTTCGGCAAGCATTTGGTCCGCTTCCCAACGCAGGATTTCACTTATTTTCCAGCGTGTGCAGTTCGGGGAAAGTTTGACAGCTCGGGGAAAGTCAGCCCGCTCACGATGCCAGCGCCACACGGTATTGCGTGTAATACTGTAGCGGTTGGACAGGTCTTTATCTGAAAGATATGTGTCAGGCATAAGAGCAACTCCTTGTTACAAGTTGCTCTTTAGTTGCCCTCCTTTTTCACGCTTGGGGATTGCGATTTAAAACTAGAAATTAAAACACAAGGCTAAGGCCTGCTTATGAATGTCGCGGGCGTTCTGTTCAGTTGCCGCTGAATACGTTAGAATTTCAGAAACTTCCGCCCATGACGCGCCTGCGTCCCGTGCGTCTAATACCCTCAAATAAGTGGGCCATTTTTCAGGGTGTCTACGCTTGCCAATCACTTTGCCAGCATACTCTTTTTGAAACGATTTCAAGGCACACTTAGCCGCCTTTAATTGTGGTTCTATTGGTCGTGATAAGTCACAATCAACTCGATAAAACCCGCTATCGAAAGGTAGGTCGCGCTTTGCAACTTTGGTCAGAGTGCTATCATTCAATCGCGGCAAGCAATTTGAGGGTTGATTGCCAATCCTAGGGTTTGGAAGGCGTGTAGCCGCAGGGCAGTCCGGCTCAATCAAAAAGGTTGATACACAAAAACCCGCCATGTCAGGGTTTGGGTATTCCGAAAAAGGGACCGTACTATCTATCTTTGTCCAAGCTTCATCTTGCTCATAAGAGGCCGCTTTCTTGCTATCAAACTCTTTCCTTAGATCGCTGCGCCGCCTCAGAAACTCCCATTTCCAACGGGCCAAGTGCCAGTCAGGTTCTCCAACGTAGGCCGTTGCGTCACGCCAATCAGGTACACCCCACTCATTCAT